TAAAGACTTCTTCTAGTGGGGCAGGACCGCTTGCTCTACCACCAAAGGTCTTTAGTCTTTCACCTGACTTACGAATCCTACTGGTGTCCCACTTAATGTGGATACCCTTATAAAGATTTTCAATCAGGTTGTTAAGTGAGTCACACCAACCCTCGCGGCTATCCCCAACAAACATAACTGTATCAAACATCTTATGAATTGTTGGGATAGTCCCAAGTTTGTCGGTGCATCTACGCTCAACCGTATAGCCTACTCCAGTACCACACATAAGAATGTACATGAGGTTGGAGAAGGAAGTTGTTTTATTAATCTCAATGTATGAGCAATTGTATAGGGCAGTATGATCACGATCCAATGCTGGACCTGCGGTCATCAACCCACGCATACTTGGTAGTACTTCAAGATTAAGAATAGCATCTCTTATATCTGTCCGTGTGAGAAGGACAGGAGCTTTCGCTGTAAAGTAATTCCACCATCTATCGACAGTCTCATCCCAAGTCTCTCTTCGATTCTCTTTATCCATCCATCGACTGTATCGACTGATAGCAATAAACTTTTGAAATGTATCCATTAGACTCCTGTACTCCCAAACTTACCTTCGCCCCGCACAGTAAATGGAAGTTTATCTACAGAGACAAACTGGAATTGTGTGACGGGCATCAAGGCAATCTGTGAAACACGATCACCCCGTTTAAGAGTGTGTGTTGTTGTTGAATTGTTAATAAGTGGTAACCAAATCTCACCACGGTAATCAGAATCAATGACACCAACTGAGTTGGCTAAGTTGATTCCCTTGTTAGAAAGACCTGATCTCATAAAGAGTAATCCTACATAGCCCTCAGGGATAGCTAGGCTAACCCCTGTGGGTACTCTAGTTACTACTCCGGGGAGTAGCGTAGTGTCCGTAGTGATCTTAAGATCAGCCCCGGCTGCACCCTTGGTATGGTAGGCTGGAGCACAGTCTCTATCATGGAGTACCATAGGGATCTTAGAATCGCTATAGGTATAAGTAGAAGTATTGTAATTGTTTTGATTAGCAATAGTTAAAGACTCAGTGTTGTATTGGTTTACATCAGTGTTCATTAGTGTTCCCTTGAGTATCACTCTTAGTAGCCCCAACTATTGGGTCAAACAATAGGACGGACTTAGTTTTCTTGTTATATTCACCATGTCTAAGGATGCGTACACACCTAGCCATAGCGAGACAGTAATCATATCCATATCTATCCATATCCTGAGGCTTAGCTTGGTCATAAGCTGCCAATACGGCGGCTGTCCAGTTCCGGGGATGGACATACTTAAGCCACTTCTCTGCCTTGGCAGGTCCCCACTTCCAGATACCGGGGATATTATCAGTCGTATCACCCATGATCCACTGCTTGTGGAAGTTAAAGTCAGCGGTATAAGTATCAAGTTCCAGAGGTTTAACTTCTTTGTCTGGGTTCCAATGCCACCCCGGTACAGACCGGAGATCCTTGTCAATGGTCACAGCAATAGCCTTGTTACCCGAAGCCATGAGTCCCATAATATCATCAGCCTCTAGGGTAGGAACAAAGAGTATATCATTCTGTTTGATTAAATCAACAGCGTATGATAAACTATCTGGAGCTTGCTTCTTAACATCCCGATGGGCTTTATATGGTTCCCATACCTGTCTGCGGTAGTTATCTTTACGATCACAGGAGATAGCCACATATACTTTCGTCACTCCTACTGGAGTCCATGCCTTTACATCATGTTCAATACGCTCAGCTAGATACTCAATGCCTTCTTGGTCTGCCCAAAAGGCAGCACGATAGGCAATGATGTCTCCATCAAGTACAGCAACATCAGGTCTTGGTTGGCTTGTCATCATCTTCCTTGTCTATAATAAGTTCCATGATCTCTTTGAACACCGCATCTCCATCAGGCAATCTGTCTTCTCTTGAGGAGAGACATAACTCACAGTTGCACAAGTCATCTAGCATTGATTCGGCGAGTAGGTGAAACCACTCCTCAAACTTTGCTTGGCACTTGGTTTTAAATGCCGCCTCACTTTCACTGTTCTTAAGAGTGTAGTGAAACATATCTTCATATTGTTTATTGCCTGTCTCAATAGCAATAGCTAATGCTTCTGACTCATGTGTTCTCCACTCTGCAAACTCTTCAGGAAGTTCACGCTCACCTGCAGATACAAAGACTGTAAGAGCACGGATGTCACGAGCAGCAGCGATCTCATTGGTATAGCGGCAGTCATCTACAATGACAACCTTCTCATGCCAGATAGATGGGTCAGCCTTTAGGGCAGCTTGCTCTTCCTCATATAGTTTCTTAATCTTAATGCGGAATTGTTTAATCCAGTAGTCTGGATCTTCTTGTCTCATAGTAGAGCCAAGAGTCTGACAGAACTCACGATACTCTTCTTGATTGGTATCCTTAGTGTATCCCTTCTTAGCCGCCTCTTCCTTAAGGGCAGCAGCGAAAGGAACAATCACTGGTGTATACTTATTGTTGTAAGCGTACTCACTGATCCACTTTGCTAGTGTTGTCTTCCCGACTCTTGCCTGTCCACCGATCATTATTGTTATCATGTAAACTTTCCCATAGTTGTTTAGGGTTGAACAGATTGGGTGTATCCCAACCCTTGAATTTTAAATAGTCACATATAAAAGTAATACAATTGGTTGGTTGTTTCATACCAATGTGTTTACCTATGAGTGTATAGAATACTAATTTATAACTATTGAGTGGTGTGTATTTATAAGCAAAGATAATATCTTCTTCACTCATATCCATCACACCAAGATCAAACTCATAATACTTACTTATCTTTAATTGTTTAAGATTAGCAAGTCTCATTACTTTTACAGGTCTTCTGTCTATGACAACAAAAGCAAATGGTATACTTAGATCAAACTCAATGTGAGCATGAGTATGACGGCTCCAAGATAGTAAACGAATGGCATAGTATCGCCATCCTTGTACCTTCTTGAAGTTATAGAATACAATTCTTCCATTAACTTTCATAGAAGATCGGCATCCCTAGATATGTAGCTAGTGAATGTTCAACCCTCGCACCTTCCGAATGCTCCCAACCACAGAGCATTACCATACCAGTACACTGTAAGATAGCATCAATGTCACGCTTCATGCAAGCACGAAGATGATCTAATGAATCCTCAACAGTAGAAGGATCAAAGCCTTCATCCTCATCCATCTTAGCGGGATTGTGAATCTTAGTTACCGCAGGATTCTTAGTCCACTTCTTCTCAGCCTTATAGAAAGCCTCAAAGTTATGGTTAGGATATCCTCTCATAGGACCAGCAATATATAATTCTAACTTAGACATGTGTCTCCTTAATGTGTATCAGCCCAGCACTTACCAATGCAGTACTCTGCATCAATACGAATATTCATCTTTAACATTTCCCCTGCTGTAGTAGCAGCGGTAGTAACAGCTTTACCAAAAGCTTCAGCAGTATCTGCCGGACATGAGTACTGTAGTTCGTCATGCACATAAGCCAGCTGCTTGGCTCCTGCGGGCTTGATAGACTTGAACGCCTCGACCATCCAGTACTTGCTTACGATGGCTCCTGAACCCTGCAGCAGGGTGTTGAGGGCAGCGTGTTCGCTACGCACGGGTACACGCCTACCATCCGGTAGCAGTACACCCTTGTGCTTGAGTGCCTCATACTTTACCATGTCCTGCACCTTAGTGAGTGCTGGGATTTCTTTCTGAAAGCGTTCTCGTAATCCTCTAGCCTCACCAATACTACAACTGCAGACTAAAGCAATCTTCTTGTCACCCGCACCATAGAGGTACGCATAGATGAAAGACTTTGCTAATGCTCGTGAACTTAGTCCGGCTGCTTTCTGATTGTGTGTATGAATGTCTCCTGTCAGGAGAACCTTAGCATACTCACCGTTGTCATACTTAGCCATGAAGTGCGCTAGCATACGAAGCTCCAGCCCCGACAAGTCAGCACCAACTAACACCTGAGTGGGATCACATAGCCAGAGTTCCCTTGCTCTGTGATCTCCACTTACCTGTGCTATGTTGGGCTGACTGTGAGTACAACGACCTGTCGCTGCACCCTGTGGATTGATGTTGCCATGTATGCGCGTGTCTCGACTATTGAGTGAGCGACTATTCCAGTCCTCAACCATACCCATTAACTTGATTGCATTGAAGTACTTTACGAGTGTCTTTGCTTCTGGATAGTCTAACACAGCCAACACGGATTCATCTACCTTTGGGTTACCCTTCTCAGTTTCTTGTGGTTTCCATCCATATCTTTCGATAAGACGGTTAGCTATTTGTTGTCGAGAACCGGGGTTAAAGGTATCTACTTTGTCTTTAAGTCTCTTGCCTGTCTTGGGCGAGTGCCTAATGATAGTCCGATCAGGGAAGACTTGACGCATTTCATCTTCGATACCAAGCTTTTCCAGCATAAGGTTTTTATACAGCTCTTCCCCTGCATCAAGGTCATAATTGAATCCATTGCAAACTTGCTCCATTAGTATAGTAGAAACTGTATGCTCAAATAATACAATGTTCTTGTGTTGTGATATAAATTCTTTTTGCTTGTTGAAGATAGCTTCGCCAAGCCGGGTGTCCTGCTGACAGTACTTACCCATCTCTAGATTATAACTAGTCCAGCCTAAAGTATACTCTGACTTTGGAAAGCTAAGATGTATACCCCATGACTTGAGTGAGTTGTCTTTGAATGGGTGAGTGTTGATGTCTGGATACATGAGCTTACTGATGATGAGTGTATCAACAATACGCTTAGGCATAGTCATATTGTACAGTCTACGCATGACCGGGTAGTCATATCCCAAGATGTTGTGACCGATAATAACATCAAATTGTTTGAGGTAATTTACAAGCTCAGGCATCTGATGCTCTAACCAAAGTACTGGTTCTTGATTAGGAATCTTGGTAGCTGCACATAATACACGAGTAACTTCCTTGTGAGGATTACCTTTAGAATCTAATACTAACTCAGCTAAACCATTTCCTTCAATATCAAGTACGCATGCTTTCATTAGAACTCCTGTTGTTGTGGCTCGAATACTACTGAGCCATCCTCAGCAATAGCGAATCCAATTTCTTCTAGTCTACCTGACACATGGTCATAATATAATGTACTTGCAATACCTGCTCGACCAGTCAGACGATTCTTGAGTACACGCACTAGTGTGGTGTTAGCAATCTTCTCGTCTGTGTTCTGTCGATCTCTCTCCAAGGCAATGACTGTGTTGGGTACAGATGCCAATGCACCTGAGCCACGCAGATCTTGCAGGGTAATTCGATCACCCTCTTCGTATGCCTTGTCACTTTTCTTCAACTGCGACACGATGTCTACATGCACACCTGTACGCACAGCAATAGCACGGAGTTCCTTCATGAGTGTATCAATAATGATACGCTCTGAGTTACCACCCTCAACATCCTTGGTTGTCATACTCATAAGACCTGCAGCAGCAGCAGTGATATGGTCAAGCACAATGACATCTACCTTGAGGGAGGTTGCCATGAACTCCATACGAGCCAATAGATTAGCCATTGCACTGTTACCTAAGTGGTCATACACATAGAAGTTTGTGCCACACAGTTGTGCCTTAGCTGCTGCGTATTCCTCATCAGTAAGATCATCAACCATAGCCATGTTGATTTGTTTCTTACCAAGCATGGTACGCAATTCATTCATCATTCGTCCTGCTCTGATAGCACGGACTGGTTTATTAAGTATCAAGCTAATCATATCATCCATAGTTTCCTGTGGAGATTCCTCAAGCATGATACATCCAACACTACGACCCTCTACTAAGTGATGCATCATAAGCTCACGAAGTATAGTAGACTTACCAGACCCAGTACCGGATGCCCATAGTGTGATCTCTCCACTACGCTGACCAATCAGGAACTCTGATAGACCATCGTAAGGGAAGGGATAGACACGAGCATGGTTCATAGCCTGTGAGTCTGTGATAACTTTAGAGATGTGCATGATCTCATCAGGGGAATACTGTTGTGCTTCCCATAGTGCTGATACCAATTGCTTGGTCTGAGCATTCATGTAGCACTCACTAGCATCCTTGTATGGGAGCTTAGCAATCTTGCACTTACCCGGAGGTAGTAGATCAGCAACTTCCATAGTGGCTTTCTGTCC